GTATACAATGAGACGGTTTCGGCCGATCCGCCCAGACCAGGCGATCCAGCTGGATATTACCATTCTTGGTTGATTTACGGATGGTATGTGAGAGGCGGTGCACCTAACAGTCCGGTTATTATTACAGATAATCTGCCTAACGTGGTACGTGACGGTAATCCAACTACCAGTTTCCGTAGAGAGTTTGATTTAGATGCTCAAGGTAACTATTCTGATGTTATTACAGAAGTATATAACCAACCTATAACTTATTATTTCGAGTTCCCTGCAACCGGAAATACCAGAGAACTTACGCTCAGTTGGAATCCATATACCTACAGAAGTTTCGCACATGAATATGCGCCACCTGGTGTAGATTTTGAGACTTTCTTGAGTATTGCAACAACAATCGGCGATATTGGCTACAAGAGTTCAGCATTGATAACTAACTTTGGAGGATTTAACTGGTACGGTCTTGCACGAAATCCAGACGTCAACGGCCTGTTATACTGGACCATCGAAGTGATAGGCAGATATGGCGGAGATCCTACGAACGAGCAGTTCCAACAAGCGTTCTTTAACAGCACAACCGGCCAAGACCGAGAGCGTGCTCTGCTACCATCAAAGCCTTTTATAGAATTTGATCCAAACGCACCTTTAGGAGGCAATTTGCCAGGCGGTGATTTCTACGATAAATAATTTTAACTGCGCAGTTTACTGCATAAATACATCACAAGATCGGAAGTAAAGCAGTATGGCAATCGGCGACATTATCAACAAAGCGGACTTCAACAATATTCAGAGTCTAGCAGAGGATATCTTAGGAGTAGGATCTAGTAACTACGGTTACGGACAGGTTGTACAAAGTAGTCAGGTCGATGAAAGCAATAAAGTAACAGTCCAAGAATGGACTTTACTGCGCTATGATCTTACTAATATTGCAATTCATCAAAACGGAACAGCACCTAGCTTGCCTAGTGCAACAGAAGGTGCAAAGATCAAGTTCGATAGCACTACCGAACCTTACGATCGTTTTCAGATATTCTTAAGCTCACTCAACACAAATCGTTTTCAAGTCGCTTCAAACCAGTTTGTGACCACCAATCACGGAGGCCCTGCAGACTTTACTACACTTTGGAAAAATGCTTTAGAATGCACAGTAACCATACAGTTTTCATCCGGCGAAGCCGCTCGTAATTATTTTAACGCAGGCGGTAAAATACGTTTCTTTAGCTCAAGAGGTGGAGGCACAGAAACCGGAGGATCGCAAACAATCAACGCCCAAAATGCAAACTGGACGGCTTTACTGGAAGGTGCAGTTCCTGCTGTTTTTGCTGGCAGCACTGATTTAACGTTAAACGGAAATAATTATTTTGGATGCACATCTAGTTACACCAGCCCATTTTTTTCCGCCACAGGCACCAGCGCCTATGGTGCAAACGATTGGACAATATATGCCCGTACTCCAGGAGTAGCAGACAACAATGCAGGTATCGCTTCGATTATTGAGTTTAGGGTAGAGTGGAACGATGATCACACCCCTCGCGGTGCATCTACAGTTGATGGCGTAGATGGTACGCTTACACTTTCTGTTGACACAGTAGATCCTATAAATAGTCCTTTACAACCACCTGGCGCCGGCAACTTCACGATATTTCCTCCAGACCCGGCGTTGACAACTTTTTCAGCAATAACTGGAAATTAATTTTCATATGGCCTTGATAGTTCATAAATAATATGCTACTATAAAAAAATAGAGGTACATTATGGACAAAAGACTACAAGAAGCTCTAGAGTTTTCAAATTACAAAAACACATTCAATATTCAACATAAGACTCTAAAAGAAAAAGCAGATGCACAGTTAACATATGGTCATAATGGCGGTCTTTTCAAGATTGATCATTCTCTCATAACATTTGCACAGATGATATTAGATCAAGGCAGAATAAAAAATGTAGTTTTGTTAGATTCAAATGATAAGCCAATCCTTGTTGAAGACCTTGTTAAGTTCAAAGATGAAATATTTGATAGATATTTTTCAGTTGTAAATGAGTTTTATGCCAGTTTTGCAGATTTAAAGAAATCTCGATCAGTAGAAAAACTTTTGGATTTATGACAAAAGGAATCTTAATCTTTGCACACAACAATGAGCAGGTTGACTATGCAAAGCTGGCACTCGTTTCCGGCTCTTTAGCAAAAAAATATTTAAAGGTACCGATTTCGTTAGTAACTGATAAGCATACACTAGAATGGATTGAGAAATCTAAACTAGATAAGGATGTAGATAATGTTTTTGAGCACGTTATAGAAGTCCCTCCACTTGTTACCGATAACAATCGTTATCTCTATGACGGAAAAGACAAATCATTGGTGCCTTTTGCTAATATTAATCGCTGTTCTGCGTATGATCTAACACCTTATGATAAAACACTACTGATAGATAGCGATTTTTTAATATTTTCAAACGCCCTAAACAACTATTGGGATGTCTGCGACGATATTTTAATAGCGGAGTCTGTGGTCGATGCCGTCGGTCAACATAGATTAGGACATTTAGACCATCATATTTCGGATACAGGTATTAAAATGAGATGGGCAACCACTGTGATGTTTGAAAAAAATGAAAAAGCCAGAAGATTTTTTAATCTTATTTCCTATATTAAGGATGAATACGAAATGTTTGCGGATCTTTTTAGATTTAATCCTTTACAATATAGGAATGACATAAGTTTTAGCATTGCAAAACACATAATGGACGGATACACAGAAGCAGACACATATCATCTTCCAACTCTTTTAACGGCGCTAGATCGAGATATATTAATCGATGTAAAAAACAACGACTTAATATTTCTGTTTGATGAAAAAAACGAAACGTTCGCCGGAAAAATCCAAGGCCGAGACATTCACATCATGAACAAACAGAGCCTTATACGCAATGCATCTAATATCTTGGAGATCATATGAGTTTCGGATACCTGATTATTATATCAGAGCATGCTGAAATTGATTATCTCAAGCTTGCGTATGCTTTATCATTAAGCATAAAAAATACCCAAAAAGAAGGTTATGATAAAGTTGCGCTTGTTATCGATAATGCAGAACGAGTAAACGAATTAAAATCTCCTTGGGTATTCAATGAAGTAATAGAATGGAATGAGCAATCGTATTGGGATGGCCGCAGTTGGATGGATCAGTTATCGCCTTGGGAAAACACAGTGTGCCTTGATGCCGATATGTTGTTTACACGCGACTACAGCCATTGGGTAGATTATTTTGTTGAAAATGAAGATTTATATATAGCCAACGAAAGTTTCACATTTCGAGGCGAAAAAATCACAAGTGATTTTTATAGAAAAACATTTACAGTAAACCATCTTCCAAACCTGTATGTTTTCGAATCTATTTTTATCAGATTACAAACCGAAAGTGTTAGGTACTGATGAAGCATTTGCTTTAAGCAGTAAGATTTTAGGAATAGAAAACGAAATCGCTTATGATCTAGATTTTCCTAGGGTAGTGCATATGAAAGGAATGGTACAAAATTTTCCTTGGCCGGCTAATAACTGGTCTGACCATTTGGGATTTTATTTTAACACAAATGGAGAACTCAAAATAGGGAATTTTGAACAGACAGATATTATACATTATGTAGAAAAAGATAAGATTACAGATGAACATATAGCTTTATTGGAGGAGATAGCATGGAAGAAATAATTGATTTTGATGATTTCATAAATGATTTTACCATTCCTGATGTTTCTTATGGAGCATCTTACGATTCTCATACCGGAAAAATAAAACAAATAGGTCCGATTGATGTTTTAGATGGTGACCATCTAGCGGAAGTAGATAAAGAATTAGCACTACAGATTTTAGACGGATCTATTCCTTTATACAAGTGTTTTATAGATCTAGTTGCTAATAAAATAACAATAGCAGAAGTTAAAAATATTAGAAAAATCGATGATGTGCTTCATAGGATTATCGAAGAATCGCAGACGCAAGACCCCAAACCAGATATAGTTGTTAATCCGGATCCGAAAAGTAAAAAATTGATTATAGAGTTGTCAGAAGAGTTTAACGGGTCGTATAAGTTGCCTAGTAAATATCTGCCCGTAGCGAAGCGGCAAATAGTTTGGAGCGGTGATACGGATATGACCTTTTTAGTCACAGACTATAACGATCCGCATGTTATCTACGATAAACGCAGTTGTACCATTGATCAACTGGTTAACAAATCTAAAATATTTGCAGATGTCTGTTTTCCGAAAAGTAGATTTAGTATCTATACCAAACGTATTTTCTCAAACTATGTGGTAGCCATCGATGAAAATAATTGATTTTGATATTGTATTTTTAAGTTACGATGAACCTAATGCTGATATTCACTATGCCGATCTATGCAATAAAGTTCCCTGGGCACAGCGTGTTCACGGTGTGAAAGGATCAGATGCGGCACATAAAGCCGCGGCTGAACGTTCTGAAACAGATTGGTTAGTTACCGTGGATGCGGATAACATCGTATACCCCAGCTTCTTTGATTTAGACATAGACTTTAAAGATCCTAAAGTACAGGTATATAGTTGGTGCGGGCGAAACAAAATAAACGGTTTAAGATACGGCAATGGCGGATTAAAATTATGGCACAAAGATTTTGTTCTTAACATGAAGACCCACGAACAGTCAGACAGTGAAAGGGCCCAAGTAGATTTTTGCTGGGAAGATGGATATTGTGCCTTCACAAAAACCTTTAGTGACAGTATTATAAATGGATCTGCATTTCAAGCGTGGAGAGCTGGATTCCGTGAAGGCGTCAAGATGACATTATTTGACGGATGCAAAGTCCCCCCTCAGGAAATAACCAAACACATATGGTGGCACAATATACACAGATTAAAAATGTGGAGCACCTTGGGCTCACATGTAGATTACGGAATCTATGCTATACTAGGTGCGAGACAAGGAACTTATATGACCAACTGCACAGATTGGGATTATGTGCAAGTTAGAGATTTTGATTATCTAGCAGATCTTTACGAAGAGATTGTTCCCGGATCAAATGACGATGTTACATCGTTAGCCAAAGAACTTGGTGAAAAAATTCAACTAGAGTTAGGATTGTCGTGGCCCTGGTTAGAAGCAGAACAAAGCGAGTATACACTTGAGTTATACGACGAATCTATTGCATTAGGACAGACATACTATAATGTATGATATTTTTGCTGTAAGCTTTTCTAAATTTAATCAAGAACGGTGGGAAAAAATAAAATCAAAATACCCGGCTGCTGTTTTGCATGAGAATGTAAAAAGTTTTTCAGATCTAACTAAATCATCTTTTACAAAAATGTTTTGGGTAATCTGGGATGACATAGTACTATCAGAAGACTTTAATTTAAACGAGTATAAGGCAACAAAATGGGATGATCATTATGTTCATATTTTTAAAAACGGCGAATATCATGATGGCATCTGCTTATTTCCAAAAAGTTTAAAGTTAAGTGAACAAGAATTTAAAACAAGATTATTTGAAGGAAAAAAAGAAGTAGAAGTTCAAGTCAGTTTACCAAAAAGGTTTGATGTTTTTGAAATAAACGATTATGAAGATTATGAACTTGCATTAGAAAAAACAAACACTGACATGTTCTGGGCTGTATGGCCAGAAATAGAAATAACCGATGAGTCTGTGTTCGACACATATTTTAGTCATCATGATTCTTACAATAGATCTGAAAATCATGCTTGGCAACACCAGTTCAGACCGGATGAAGTAACTTACGGCGGTTTACATCTCATGTGTAAAAACAAACCTGTAAGCAAAAAGGAAATAGATTTTAGATTTTTAATAAACAAAAAAGAGCACCAAGAAACGGTCAGTAAGCATCGTACATATGACATAGTTTTTATTAGCTATAACGAGCCGAACGCCGATGAAAACTATAAAGCCCTAAAAAAACGCTTCCCCAAAGCAAAACGAATACACGGCGTAAAAGGAATACATCAAGCACATATCGCCGCTGCAAAACTGTGCGATACAGAAATGTTTTGGGTAGTAGATGGCGATGCATTAATAAAAGACAGTTTTGATTTTAGTCATGCAGTTAATAGATATGAGCTTGATACAGTTCATGTTTGGAGATCTAAAAATCCCGTAAATGATCTTATATACGGGTATGGCGGAATAAAGTTGTTACCGACTGAAAGGACAATAAATATGGATACAACAAAAACAGATATGACAACCAGTATCAGCGAAAAATTTAAAGCAGTTCAAGAAGTATCAAATATTACAGCGTTTAACACGGATCCATTTAACACCTGGAAAGGAGCGTTCAGAGAATGTGCCAAACTTGCTAGCAAAATCATTGATAGACAAAAGGATGACGAAACAAATGAGAGACTTAAAGTATGGACCACTGTGGGACATGGTAGACAGTTTGGTGAATATGCCATTCTCGGTGCTAAGTCTGGTATGGAGTTTGGCCTTTCTAATAAGTCTGATATCAAACTGATCAATGATTTTGATTGGTTAAAACAAAGGTTTGATCTTGAAGTACAATAGGAATATCAAGGGCAACGAGCTTAGAAAAATTGATGGTCGGTATGAAAGCAGGTACTTTCATGATTCTGAGTTTATTATGCAAGAATTAAACAAAGTTAGCCCCAGTTTTTGCCTTGCTAAATGGTATAATGTCAGTCTCCATATACCTACCGGAAGAACACATAGTTGTTATCATCCTCGTAGCCATCATATTCCATTAGATGAACTAAGTAAAAATCCCGCCGCTCTACATAATACTGAGTATAAGAAACAACAAAGAGAGCTCATGTTAAAAGGTATACGTCCTCATGAATGCAATTTTTGTTGGCAAATAGAAGATAGCGGTAATCAACTCAGCGATAGAGCTTATAGAAGCAAAGATGTGTATGAGCACGGCTTAATAGAACATGCCCAAATCGATGATAATCCAAAACCTAAATATCTAGAAGTTAATTTTAACCAGTCTTGTAACTTTCGATGTTCTTACTGCGGACCTCAACTAAGCACAGCATGGCAAAAAGAAGTTCAAGCCAATGGACCATATTTCCTCTCAAATAAGGTGCATAATGATCTAGGTTGGTTGAATGAAGATATGAAACCTAATAACTCTCCAAACAATCCTTACTTGCATGCATTCTGGAATTGGTTTCCAGAAGTGTATCCGTCATTACAAACTTTTCGCATGACCGGCGGCGAACCCCTAATGGATAAAAATACGTTTCGTATTTTTGATTATGTTTTAGAACATCCCAAAGAAGATTTACATTTAAGTATAACCAGTAATTGTTGCCCTCCAGGTGATCAGTGGGCAAAGTTTATGAAAAGTCTACGTGCCATTACAGATGCAGAGGCTATAGACCATTTCATGCTGTTTTGCAGTTTAGATAGTTGGGGTAAACAAGCAGAATATATTCGAAATGGATTAGATTTTGATACGCTGTATAAAAACGTGACTGATTATTTAATTAACAGCGATAAACATAGTCTTACATTTATTATTACTTTTAATACTCTTAGTTATACTGGGTTTTTCGAATACATACATAATATTCTAAAGTTAAGACAAGAATATAACACTAATAGACAGTTGATATGGTTTGATGTTCCGCAGTTAATGGATCCAGACTATATGAATCCAAAACTCATGCCAGAAATGACTACTGAAATTGATCGTGTTATATACTTTATGAATCAAAATAAAGATACTGAGCATAACGAGTTTAAGGGATTCTCTGATTTCGAAGTATCTAAAGTGCAAAGATTGAAGGATTGGATTTTAGACGAAACTGATTTTGACAAAAAGACTGCAATGAAAAATTTTGATATGTTTTGGACACAGCATGATGCTCGACTCGGTACTGATTTTGCCAAAACCTTTCCGGATTTACAACCCGCATCATATTCCTTTGCGTGAGATAGATAAAGATCCAAGTGCCTTGCACAATACTACATATAAAAAGATACAGAGAAAAACCATGCTCGAGGGAGGTAGACCCGACGAATGTTATTACTGTTGGAATATTGAAGACCTGCCAGGAGAACATTACTCAGACAGAATGTTTCATAGTGCCAGTCCGTGGATTAAAAATGATATTGATATTATCAAAAATATGTCGCCGGAGGACAATATCAATCCTCGATTCCTAGAGTTAAGTTTTGGCAATGGCTGTAACTTTAAATGTGGTTATTGTTGTCCCCAAGCTAGCAGTCTTTGGGTCGACGAAATAGAAAAACATGGAAACTATGATTTAACTTACAACCAATATGGCATTGAGTTTTTAGAAGATGGTAGTTTTTATTCTAGAGATGAAGACAATCCTTATATTGATGCATTCTGGAAATGGTGGCCAGAATTAAGAAAAGATCTGCGTGTTTTGAGATTGACAGGCGGTGAACCATTAATGAACTCTAACACCTTTAAAATGTTAGAAATGCTTGATAAAAATCCAGCACCCGATTTAGAGATAAACATGAATAGCAATTTGGGTGTAAGCTCTTCTAAAGTACAAAAAATAAGTTACATGATCAAAAAATTGCTAGATGAAAATAAAATTAATAAGTTTTATCTTTACACCAGCATTGACAGCTGGGGGCAACAAGCAGAATATATGCGTAGGGGATTAGATGTAGATGTATGGGAGAAAAATTTAGATACATATTTAAATATCACAGGGCAGGATGTATCATTTATGATAACTTATAATATACTGACGGTTGCATATTTCAGACCTTTGTTAGAAAAAATATTGTTTTTACGTAAAAAGTATAATAAAGATAGCATAAATCAACGAATTGATTTTGATACGCCATATCTCAAAGAGCCCCCTCATTGGATGATCAACTTATTGCCAATAGAATTTGGAAAATACATTGACGATGATCTAGAGTTTATCAGAGTAAACATACATAAAGATTACAGTAGTATGTGTTTTTCCGAGCACGAATACGAAAAACTAAAACGTGTAAGAGACTATTTTTTCCAAGGAGGCGAAAAAATAACCTCTGATTTGATTCAGCGAGGCCGCAGAGATTTTTATTCGTTCTTTACCGAGTATGATCGCAGGAGCAATTTAAATTTTGAACAGACATTTCCGTTGTATAAAGATTTTTTAGCAAAATGTAAGGTTACATATGAACATTTTACGGGATAAACCATATTTTTGCGTGTTGCCTTGGATACATCTACATGTGAATACTAATAACACAGTTTTACCGTGTTGTTTTGCAGATCATAATAACTATAATGAGGATTTTCCAAAATCAGACGTTGGCAATACCCGTGAAGTATTGAATCATCATGTGTTTAAAGAAATTAGACAAAATATGCTTTGCGATAAAAAAACAAAATACTGTGAACAATGTTATAAACTAGAAGAATATGGGAATCATAGTGGAAGAAAACACAGTAACGAAAAATACCTTACGCCCGAACTTGAACAATCTATTATTACTCGGACTACTAGTGACGGCGAATATGACTTTGAAGTTTTGTATTTCGATGTTAGATTCAGTAACGTTTGCAACTACAAGTGCCGTATGTGCGGAGCTAACTATAGTACAAAATGGTACGAAGATATAGACTATCACGAAAAAGGTCCTATAATAAGTATCGCTGATATTCAAACCTACTGTGATACAAACTTTGAATATTTAAAGAATTTAAAATACGTATATTTTGCCGGAGGAGAGCCTTTAGTTCAAGATCAACATTATAAATTCTTAGAGTGGTGCATTGCAAATGATTTATCACCAGAACTTTATTATCAAAGCAACGGAAGCCTAATACATTATGGAAAATGGAATATTCTAGAGTTATGGAAGAAATTTAAAAAGGTTACCTATAGTGTTAGTGTTGACTGCTTCGGTAGAGTTGGCGAGTATGTACGAACAGGCTTTAACACAGCAAAGGTAAAAGAAAACCTATCGCAGGTATGTAGACACTTTGGTTCTAATGAGGAAATAACAATAAACTCAACATTTATGGCATATAATGCTTTATATATAACTGAAATGTTTGACGAAATAGCAAATGAATCCTGGGTTCAAATACAGAATGTTTACCCTCAGTTATTAATATACCCAGAACATTTACAGGCTAAAGTTTTACCAGAGCCTATAAAGAAACAGGCAGTTGATAAAATTTACGCAAGTGTGTGGTATGAAAGATATCCTGAAAAGTTCCAATCTTTACTTAATAATTTACAAGAACAAGGAACTGAACAGTTATGGAATAAGTTTGCAGAATACACTAAAGATTTAGACATAAAAAGAAAAACGAATATTTTAGATATTATGCCCGATTTGGAAGTATATTATGACCAATAGCATAAAATGTATACATGTAGAACACAGTATTCGAATCGAAAACGACGGAAAATGTCGAGCATGTTGTATGCAATATGGAGATTGGGGAGATCAATATAATGTTAGTAATAAAACATTTAATGAAATAAAAAAATCTCCAGCAAGACAGGATGTAATCGAAGCTTTTAAAAATGGAGTCCGCCACGAAGCATGTAATCGATGTTGGGAAGAAGAAGATGCAGGTTTTGCCAGCAAAAGAATACGCGATAATGAAAAGTTTTACAACGACGTTATGTACGATCAAAAGTTTAACTTTCCTTCGGTCATTGATGTAAGTATGGGAAATGCTTGTAATATAAAATGTAGGACATGCGGTCCATTCAATAGCAGCTTATGGGCTAAAGAATTTAAAGATTTAGGATTCTTCCAAGGCAACGACAAAGAATACAAGGCATGGTTGAAGACTTTTAATGACGCCTACGAAGATTCCAGCGTTTTTTGGAATAGTTTTGAAGCAAGTTTACAAGATGTAAAGCATATAGATTTTTATGGAGGCGAACCGTTCCTTGTAAAGAAACAATGGGAAATGCTCCAAACAGCAATAGATAATGACTTTGCAAAAAATATAACGATACATTACAACACCAATGGTACTATATGGGACGAGGAAAAAGAAGATACTTTAAAGGAGTTTCATAAAGTTTATATAGATTTTAGTATAGATGGATTAGAAGACCATCTACACTATATAAGGTACCCAGCGGAGTGGAACACTGTCTTTAAAAATTTCCAAAAGGCCTTAAGCTTTAGTGAACGAAATCCTAATATAAATATTAATGTTTGCGTTACAATCAGTAGTCTTAACGTGTTTTATATTCCCGAGATCGACAGCATGTTTAAAAAATACACAAAAAATGTTTATTTAAACTTAGTGCATGACCCGTCATACTATAATATTAAATATCTTCCTACAGGAATAAAAAAGATTATATCTGACAAAATACTTGCCTATAGCAGGAACGATTTTTACACTGATAAAGTGCTAAAATTTATGGACAGTTATATTGCTTCAGATGAAGAAAATTTTAAAGAGTTTTTAAAAATTACAAAAATACAGGATCAATACCGAGGACAAAGTTTTGAAAAAACCTTTCCAGAATTTTATAAAATTTTACACGATGCAGGTTACAGATTATGAAAGGTTTTGAATGGAGGAGCGCCACTGTTACCCATATGCACATAGAGTTAAGCAATCTATGTAATGCAGCCTGCCCGTTTTGTCCTAGAAGTTACAGTACCACACCTATAACAAGACCGGATTTACTATTAGAACAAATTACTTTAGACCAGTTTAAAGAATGGTTTCCCCCTGATTTTATGCAGGAAATGAGAAGGATCTTGTTTTGCGGAACACACGGCGATCCCGCAACTGCTAAAGACCTATATAAAATTTGCGAATACATTATTGAAACTGGGCCAAAGTGCGAAATAATGATTCATACAAATGGCGGTTTAAGAAGCAAAGAGTTTTGGAAAAACCTAGGAGAACTGTTCGTAAAGGCAGAAAGACAACATTATATTGCATTTAGTATAGATGGCCTAGAAGATACAAACCATCTATACCGAAGAAATGTTAAATGGGCAAAATTAATAGATAATGTTCGGGCATATACTGATACTGGTGCAAATGCTCATTGGGAATATTTGATATTTAAACATAATGAACATCAAATAGAAGAAGCAGAAAAACTATCTAAAGAGTTAAAATTTAAAAAGTTTTGGAAAAAACGTGCGTTGGGATTTGAAGCACCGGGCGGAGGAGTAATTCCTCGAGAAATCTATAATACAGAGGGTAAAATAGATTATGTTTTAGAAGCTCCTTCGAATACAAGTTTGATTAATACCCAAAACTTTGATGAAGAAAAAGTGCAGCTGAAAGACAGTGTAAATATTAAACATTTAGAACAACAATCTCCCGGATATTCTCCGCATGTAGAACAAAGGTTAAAAACTTTTAGAGAAGATATAATCCCTACATATAACACCTACGTTAAAGACCATGAACAATACGAAATAAAATGTAAAAGTTGTAAATCTGATATAGGAGATTTTTCAGAAATATATGTAAGCTGTAATGGTATTGTTTTTCCTTGCTGTTTTGTCGGAACTAGAGTGGACAGTGATATAGATCTATACGAAGATACACAACTGAGATTTAAAATAAGACAGTTTGGCGCAGATAAATTTAATTTAAAAAAGAATAACATTGTCGATATTATAAAAAATGGCTATCTTGATTCTGTATATACCGAAAGCTGGAGTAAACCTAGTGTTGAACAAGGGAAGTTAAGTTATTGCGCAATGACCTGCGGAGAAAAAAGTCAGGTTGACAAAATTTACGAAGGTTTGAATGATTAAATTTGTGTATCCTTTTAATTCCTATGACTTTTGTAAATATAATCAGAACGAAGTTACCTGGACCGCGTCAGACGAACACGCTTGTTGGAGTTTAGAATGGTTACTCAAACAGGTAGGTATAGATTATGCAAATATATTCAAACAAAGTACAGATAGGTGCTATATAAAATTTAACCTAAATCTACCAACAACTTTCCAAGATCTTCATAATCTCCCTGATGATATATGGAAATATATAAAAAATAACGATAATGTATTTTTATTATTATATCAAGCTACAGAAGCAATACCATTCTATTTCTATAAACCACGTTGGGATAATCTCAAACATTTTTTGCTAGATCGTG